ATGGATGTTCAAACTATTGCATCAGTTATTCTTTCTATTGCATTATTATTTCCAGAAATTAAAATAGAAGATTTTTTTAGTGGAATTTTAAAAATGTTTAATTTAACTTGTTTTTCAGAGGATGGAATAAATTATACACTTGATACATTAGAAAATTATTATTTAGCTGGTTCTGATGTAGATATAACTAAATATATTATTCAAGATAAAAAGAATTTAAACCGAGTAAAGACTTACAAGAAGATAAACTTTGATTATGAAAAAAGCGAATCATTTGTAAACGTAGGTTTTAATTCTTTAAATGGCATCGAATATGGTTCATTACATTATTCAAATAATCCACTAACAGAAGGAGAAGAATATTCAATAAAATTACCATTTGAAAATTTAAACTTTAATAAAATTGCGGGTTCTATACAAGTTGGGTATTCTTTAAAAACAGATAGGACACCATATATACCAAAACCAATAATATTATATGATTATGATTCAAATGCATCAACTTCAACTTTTGGATTTCCGCTTCACTTATCAAATTCTACCACAGGAGCAGGTACGGCTTATAATTTTTACAAAGCATTCGGTTCAGAAACATTAATAGGTACAGAAGCATTTGGATTAAACTTCAATGAGCAACAGTCAACACTTACAGACTTTATGGTTTTTAATGGACTTTATAGAACATACTATTCAAATTACTTTAATAATATATACAATTTTAAGGCAAGATTAGTTAAAGTAAGTGCTATACTACCAACAAGTATATTAACTACGCTTAAATTGAATGATAATGTTATTATAAGAGACACAAAGTACCTTATTAATACATTTACAACAGATTTAACAACAGGATTAGTACAATTTGAATTATTAACAGACCAAAGATTATGATAAAGCACATTTTAGATTTATTAGCATTAGATGAATTCTACGGGCAAAGTGAACTAATTGAAATAGCTAAAGGAAAGTACCAAAGACCAACAACATTAAAACAAGGATTTAACCAAATCAAAAGAGAAATAAAATGGCTGAAAAGAAAACAATAGAGTTAGAAGTTAAATCGAATTTAGGCGATGCTGAAAAATCTCTTGGTAGTTTAAAATCCCAATTAAGACAGGCACAAGCAGAAGTAGGTGCGTTATCTGATAAATTTGGAGCAACATCTAAAGAAGCAGTTGCTGCTGCAAAGAACGCTGCTATATTAGCTGATAAAATAGGAGATGCTAAATCCTTAACTGATGCCTTTAATCCTGATGCTAAATTTAGAGCATTAAGTGGAGCTTTAACAGGCGTTGCAGGTGGATTTTCAGTTGTTACAGGTGCTTTAGGTGCAGTTGGAGCTGAAAGTAAAGATGTAGAACAGGCTATTTTAAAAGTTCAATCTGCTATGGCTATTGCAAGTGGTGCTCAAGCAATAGGAGAAAGTGTTGACCAATTTAGGCAATTAGGTGCAGTTGTTAGACAATATACAATAGTTCAAAAAATAGTTACTGCTGGTCAATGGTTATGGAATGCTGCTATGGCAGCCAATCCAATTGGTTTACTTGTAGTGGCAATTGCTGCTTTAATTGCTGGTGGTGTGGCATTAGTAAATTATTTTAAATCAAGTTCCGAAGCAAGTGCTAAAAATACTGCATCTATTAAAGCAAATAAAACTGCATTAGAAAGTCAATCTAAAGCTGCTGATAGTGCCTCTAAATCATTACAGACAAATACTGAATATCAATTAGCAATGGCTAAAGCATCAGGTGCTTCTACTGATGCAATTCGTAAATTAGAATTAAAATTAATAGATGAAAAAATAGCATTTGCAAATTCAAGTAGGGAAATAGCTAAAAATACATATCATAAAAATTTAAATGCTTTAGCAAGTTTAAAAGCATCTGATGCTGATGAAGAACAAATAAAATCACAAGAAGAAATAACACAAAAATCATTAGAAGAATTTGGAAAACAAACCAAAAATTTAAATGATGCAAATGCTGAAAAAGGTAATATAATTAGAAAGCAAAATGTTGAAATAAGACAAGAGCAAACTAATCATAATAAAGAAATATCAGATAAAAATAATACTGCAGCTGATAAAGCAAAAGAAGATGCAATTGCAAAAGCAAAAGAATTAGAAGAAGAACGCCAAGCATTAATTGTGAGGCAAGGTGAAAAAGCACGTGAAGAATATGAAGCGTCTGAAAAATTAATTAAAGATGCAAGAAAAGCAAATGAAGATGCTTTAAAAACTGAAAATCAAATTAAAGTTGAAAAAGAAAATGCCGATTTTGAAGCCAAAAAATTAGATTTATTAAATAAAGGTTTATCTATTGAAGAAATAGAAAAAGAACACAAAAGAAAATTATCTCAATTAGACACTGAATATTTTGCCTCTGAAGCTGATAAAGGAATAAAATCAACTGCTGATGCTAAAGCAAATGCAGAAGCCAAAAAGAAAATTGCAGAATTAGAAAAGAAAGATAAATTAGATGCAGTTGACGCTACTGCTTCATCATTATCTGCAATATCTGAATTATTAGGAAAAGAAACTGCTGCTGGAAAAGCCGCTGCAGTAGCAGCTGCGACTATTAATACTTTTAGTTCTGCCCAAAAGGCTTATGATAGTACTGTTGGAATACCATTTGTAGGACCTGTATTAGCACCTATTAATGCAGGTATAGCTATTGCTGCAGGTATTAAAAATGTTAAATCTATTTTAGCAGTAAAAACGCCTGGAGGTGGAGGTGGTTCAGCTCCAAGTATGAGTGGTGGTGGTGCAACCGCAGCTGCTGCTCCAGCATTTAACGTAGTAGGTGCAAGTTCAACAAATCAATTAGCACAAACAATAGGCAATCAACAACAACAACCTATAAAAACCTATGTGGTGGCTGGAGATATAAGTACTGCTCAAAGTTTAGAACGCAATATAATTTCAAGTGCTTCAATAGGATAAACAAAATAAATATAAATTAATTATAATATAAAAAAAGAATATGAGAATAGTTGAATTAATTATAGACGAATCTGAAAAGTTAAACGGAATAGAGGCGGTGTCAATCGTTGAATTTCCTGCCATAGAGTCTAATTTCGTAGCATTAAGCGAACATTTAGAACTTGCTAAAGTTGACGATGAAAAGAAGATTTTAATGGGTGCTGCATTAATACCAAACAAAAACATTTACAGAAAAAATGGTAATGATGAATATTATATTTTCTTTTCAGAAGATACGGTACGTAAAGCAAGTGAATTATTCTTAATGAATAGCAATCAAAACAATGCAACATTAGAACACGATAAAAAACTTAAAGACTTGTCAGTAGTTGAATCTTGGATAGTTGAAGATACTGAAATGGATAAATCTAAAAAGTATGGTTTAAATGCACCTGTAGGAACTTGGATGGTATCAATGAAAGTTAATAATGATGCTATATGGAATGACTTTGTAAAAACAGGTAAGGTTAAAGGATTTTCAATTGAAGGATATTTTTCTGACAAATTAGAAATGAGTTTACAAATAGCAAAAGAACAAGAATTAATAGATAAAATAAAATCAATAATAACTAATGCTGAAATTAATAAATAAAATTATGGGAAATAAAACAAGTTCACCAACAGGTGGTAACAGAGGTTGCTTATGTAAAGATGGTAAATACTCTCAAAAATGTTGTAATGGAGAATTACAAGAGCAAGGAATAGGTTCTACTTTTAATCAACAAACAAGTACAGTTACAAACACAAATACTGCAAGAGTTATAACAAGTGTAAGTTCGTAATTTATAACAAAAATAAATAATAATAATTAATATAAAAAAAATAATAATATGACAACTGAAAAATTAGTAAACAGAGCTTTGTTTGGAAAAGTAGAATTAGCAAGTAGAAAAATTGAATTAGCTGATTTAGCTTCTTTTCAAAAAGCAGTAGCTTCAGCAGAAACAGCTTTAGATAAAGTTGCTCCAGCAAAAACAAAAGCAAAAGATGCTTTATTAGCTTATAAATTGGATGCAAAAAATTCATTTGCTGCATACGATAATGTTTTAATTCAATATGCTGAACTTCAAAAATTAGCAAGACAAATTGGACTTGAATTACCGCCAAACGCTAAGGCTGATTTTGATAGAGCAAAGTTTCAATCTGATGTCGCAAAAAAAAGGTTTAACAATGTTGATAAATTAATAGCAGGTTTAAATGACTAATAATAAGTAAATTAAGTAAATATGAATGTAATTAATGAAATCAAAACTCTTTTGGGTATGGAAGTAAAACTTGCTCAAATGAAACTTAAAGATGGAGTTACTGTTATAGAAGCAGATGCTTTTGAAATGGATAACAATGTTTTTATTGTAAACGGTGAGGATAGAATTCCTGTACCTGTTGGAGAATACGAACTTGAAGACGGAATGATTTTAGTTGTAGCAGTTGAAGGTGTTATTGCTGAAATTAAAGAAGCCATTGTAGAAGAAGAAGCTCCAGAAGCTGAAGTAGAAGTTGAGGTTGAAGCACAAGCTGAAACAGTAGCAACTCCTAAAAGAATTGTAGAATCAGTTTCTAAAGAAATGTTCTTTTCTGAAATTGAAAAACTACGTACTGAAATTGCTGAATTAAAATTAGCAAAAGAAGTAAAAGAAGAATTAAGTTCTGATGTTGTTGTTGAACCATTAACACATTCACCAGAAGTTAAATCTGAATTAAGAATAAATAAAATATCAACTAATCGCCAAATGACAACACAAGATATTGTTATGGCAAAACTTTTTAATTAAAAAATAATAAATTATGGCTACTACAACAAGTATTACTACTACTTATGCGGGACAAAATGCAGGAAAATATATCTCTGCTGCATTATTATCAGGTTCAACTATCGCCAATGGTGGTATTGAAGTTAAACCAAACATTGCTTTTAAAGAAGTAATTAAAAGAATCGCTACAGATGCTATCGTAAAAAATGCAACTTGTGATTTCGATGCTACATCTACTGTAACTCTTACAGAAAGAATTATTACTCCTGAAGAATTTCAAGTAAATTTACAATTGTGTAAAAAAGATTTCCGTTCTGATTGGGAAGCTATTCAAATGGGATATTCTGCATTTGACACTTTACCTCCATCATTTGCTGATTTTTTATTGTCTCACGTTGTAGCTAAAGTTGCTGAAAAAACAGAACAAAATATTTGGAAAGGGGTCACAAGTAACGCGGGAGAATTTGACGGATTTTTAACTCTTGCTGCTGCTGATTCTACTGTTATTGATGTAGCTGGTGCTTCAGGTGGTGTAACTGCTACTAATGTAGTCGCTGAGCTCGGAAAGCTTGTAGATTCCATCCCGAGTACACTCTATTTAAAAGAAGATTTGTA